GGCAAGCTGCTACTTCATATATAGTGGGATTATACCTCCCAACAAGCGGTCGAACTCCAAGAATGGCTTTACCCGCAGTATATGGCGAAGACGTTATCACAACCTTAACTACTGCAACCGCGTGCAAGAAAGCATAGTTTGCGAGTTTTCCTTGAGCGTTGGGGTTGCCAGTGAAAAAAGAACTCGGCATCATGAAAGACTGTAACGTAGTGCTAGAAGAAGCATCCCAAATATCATCTATAATTGCAACAGGCCTATTAAACACATCAGTATCCCCATGAACCACGGACTCCATCCCAGCCATTCTCCATTCCTCACCTCTATGTGCTGGGTGAGAATCATCAGAATCTCCCACAACATTAGAAACAAATGTTGTAGTAGCATCAGGAGCAGAAACCATTGGTTGTTCATCATTTCCACCACCCTCTGGTCGAACCATGTCAATGCTCTCACGCAAATAACCTAACACGGCAAATTGCACTGCCTCAACATCAAGCAACCCAGTGACAGAATTAATTAAGAAATTTGGTTTTATGACATCAAAAGTTCGACACCACTTCTCGCGATAAGAATCATACCAAGGACACGTCCAACCTCTTTTAGCTTCTTCAATGAACGAAAGAAACTGCATAGGTAAATTTGCCTGCATTTTACCCTTCTCTGAAAACGAAACAATCTTTTCAACCTTCTCGGGATCCAAAACCCCTTTGATTCCAGCTCCGGTATCACAAAACTTACGACTAAGGAACTGATAGGTACTAACCCCTTTTCCATCCCACAATTCGTGAATGGTGATATCGCCTTCTTTTTCTGATGGTGTCACTACAAAACCTTGTTCATACATCAACTCCTTATAGCGGGCGACATCGACCTTGTGACGCAAGGCAGCTGGTATGGCTATAAGACTGTCGTCGCCAAGAAAAACGCGAGGGCAAAGCTCAATGGCTTCAAGAACACTTATACAAAGCATTTCAGACAAGCACCAAATAACAAGTATGTCTTGCGCCACATGGTTGATGAAAGAGGTGAGAAAGGACCCACTAGGATGCATCGCTCCCAATTCACACTCCGCATCTCCAATCTTCAAAATAAACCAAGCAATTCTATATAACAACCGAGCCATCATAAAACCACGCCTAGAAACCTTTGGAATCAAGGGATCTATATTCCTGCCTGCATCACAAAAAGCCTGAGTCATGTGCATCACAAAAATCATGACCAGTCTAACCATTCTCGGACGTACCCTTCCATCCATGTGTTCCTGGTCGGTAGCAAGAACAACAGCCCCGGGTCCCGCTGAAGAAAGGTGGTCATGTAATATATCAAAATCATCTGGCGCAATACCAAGAGCACTGGATACCGAGACATTGAAGGTAGACCACGTGTAAACGATATCCGAATAATAGCGCCTCTGAAGCAAAAACTCATGGAGTGAAACAGAAATAAACAATCGAGTCTTAACTTCAAGCACCTTCTGGATTGCTCGTGCCTCATCTTTAAGGGTACCATTTCCAACAGCTTCAACCAACTCAAAGTCGGCAGACTCCCTCGTAACCCAATCATGTGGAGCCAATTTCCTATCAATATCCAAGAGAAAGTCAAGAAACTCAGGAGTGAGTTCATGACTATCACCTTCTTTTAAGAAAGCCAAGGCCTTAGTCCCACCAAAAGCATAATAGGGATCTCCTGCGGACTTTCTCTTATTGACAGAAGGCAGTCCAAGTTCATGAGTGACAACCTCTTGAAAACTCGGCAGCTCTCTCTTACAGTGCTGATAAATAGGGGCATAAGCCTGAGCCAAAGCCACCGCAACAACAAACAAACCCCCTTTACCAACTTGTGGTTCCGAAACTCTTAGACCTAGTTTCAGTAAACTTTTCCGCATAGGATCACAAAAAACCGGTGGATCTTCCGAAACCTGAACACTGTGCAGAGGCGCCAGATCAAACTTACAATCCAATGGTTGGTAAAACATTGTCTTCTGCTTTCTCGTCGGATTCCTATGCAACGGCTTATGAGGACTCTTTCCAACAAACGTAATCCCGGCATCACTCAGCATACCGCCAGACTCAGCTTTAACAGAGGTGTCTAAAACGAGATTACTTGAAGAAGGATAATTATTTTCCGGTTTCAATTGATCTTGGCGAACCAGATGTATAACCCCGTAATTTGTAGAACCTTCTCCTCCGCGAGCTATATGAATCCCAAAACAAAGCTCAGACTCATCTCCGGCATGCTCTATATAAACTCCACCGCAATAACCTGGTTTGCTAACTCCATCAAACTTCCTAACGTCTTCACACTCAACAACATACTCCTGACCTCCATGCTCATAAGAAACGTTCTTAACTGCACCAACATAATTACCTTCACAAACAACCAATTGTCCATTGACGTCACGAGCCATAAGTGAACAAAAACCAGTTTGGGGTATTTCTTTCTTGAATTTTGTAGCTTGTTTCCTGCAACCTGGAAGAACTTCATTCAACTTTGTACAGAACATGTGCAAGAAAACTAAATCTCCAGCTCCTGGCACTTTCTCAACAACAACATTCTTT